CGTTTGTTAACGCAGATGCAAATGTAAGTGGTCTATCCGGTGTCATAGGATTAAAGTTTGTAGGTGAAGAAGAAGTAGTCAGTAATAATAATCTAAGCGTTACTGGTTTTAGCGCAACAGTTGGTTTAGGTTCAATATCTGTAGCTTTAAATAATATAGTCCCTGCAACCGGGCTATCTGCAACGAGTAGTTTAGGTAGTGTATCAGCAGAAGCTAACGCTACTACAAATGTAACTGGAGTATCCTCTGCTATGAGTTTAGGTAATAATTTAGTATGGGGGCAAATAGACACAACACAAACACCCGATTGGGGAGAAATTAAAGAAGCAGCATAGGAGAATAAAATGGCTTCATCATATTCAAATTTAAAAATACAACTCATGGGAACCGGAGATAACTCTGGAACTTGGGGTACAATTACGAATACAAACTTAGGCACTGCCATAGAAGAAGCTATTTGTGAATCCGCAGATGTCGCTTTTTCTCAGGCCAGCCTTACACTTTCTTTGACAGACAGTAATGCCACTCAAGTGGCTAGGCATTTACGCCTCAATCTAACTGGTACAGGATCTGCAGGAATAACTCTTACTGTTCCAGATATAGAGAAAAGCTACATAATTAATAATACTTTAGCCACTGATGTAGGAATAAAAAACTCTTCAGGATCACAAGTCACCGTCCCTAATGGTAGATCAGCGATAGTATATAGCACAGGGTCTGGCGTAGTAGATGCAATTACAGGTTTAAATACTGCAGAAGTAACAGACTTAACAGTTACTACTAAGTTATCTGCTAACGGTACATTAGATGTATCAGGCAACGGTTCTGTAGGTGGCACATTTAATGTTGAAGGCGACTTAAAAAACGCTTCAGGTAATTTAACGGTAGATCCTGCTACACAGATTGTAGAGATTAAAGGTAATGGTTCAGATACAGAAGGACAGATAAAATTAAATTGTCATGCTAATAGTCACGGACAAACTTTAAAAGCGCAACCACACTCTCTTAATATAACTAATACTAATTTATTACCAAAAGGCGGTAACTCAACATTAGTTTCTGAAAGTGCTAGTGCGACTATTACTAATAAAATTTTTAACGCCAGTCTTAGAGAAAAAATAAATGTTTCAACAACCTCTGCAACAGGGGTAATCAACTTTAGTGTATTAGAACAAAATGCAGAGTTAAGAACAAATGATGCAGCGGCAGATTTTGAGTTAAATTTTAGAGGTAGTGCAGGAGCAACATTTGCTTCCATTATGCCTACTGGCGAATCAGTGTCGCTTGCATTTGAGTCAAAAATGGGTGCAACTGCGTATTATTTAGAAGCAATACAAATAGACGGTGCTACAGCCAACCCAGTGTATTGGCAAGGCGGCACTGCGCCATCACAAGGTAATGTTAGTGGCGTGGATAGTTACTTAATAAATATTACTAGGACTACGGGAACGGCTAATTACACTTGTTTAGCATCTCAAACACAGTTCGGGAAGGTTGATTACTAATGCCAGTTAAAAGTCTAAAAGGCGGTATAGGAGTAAGACCTCTTGGTTTCGGTCTTGGAGCTGCTAAAGAAGAAACGGATCCTAACTTTAATCAAACTGTATTACTTCTTCATGCAGATGGTTCTGAAGGTGCAGGAGATACATCAAATTTAGGAAGCCCAAACTACAAAGCATTTAGAGATAACTCTACATCAGCTCATGCTATTACTGTAAATGGTGATGCTTATGGTAATGACTTTAGCCCTTATTATTATGCTGATGGTTATTGGAGTAATTTTTTTGATGGTACAAATGATCATGTAAAACCAACAAGCACAAGTAGCGATTTTAATTTAGGCACAGGGCAATTTACTTTTGAAGCTTTTATAAATACACAAATCACAACTCAACAAACAGTTATGATTGCTTCAGGAGCTACAGATTTTAATATCTATATAAACGGTGGCAAGTTGTATATGTATTTTGGTAGTAATATTATTAATGGTGTCGGCACTATTAATGTTAATCAATGGCATCATATTGTAGTACAAAGAGATAGTTCAGATTATTTAACTGCATATATTGATGGTACAAGAGTATATTATACTACTCAAACAACCGACTACACAGCCAATAATATGATTACAATCGGAGAACATACTAATGGCACTAACGATTTTAATGGCTATATATCCAATGTTAGATTTGTAGCAAGTACAGCAGTTTACTCAGGGGCGTCTATTACAGTGCCAACTACACCTTTAACTGCAATTACAAATACAAAATTATTAACTTGTCAATCAAATAGGTTCGTTGATAATTCAACAAGCTCACATGCTTTAACAATAGGGGGAGACCCTGCAATATCTACCAACACACCATTTACACAAAGCAAAACTGCGAATGTAGGCGCTGGATTTTTTGATGGCACTGGTGATTATTTAAATGCAACTTTATCTTCTGCAATTGGGACAGGAGATATGACAGTTGAGTTTTGGTATTATCCTACAGTTTTTGCAGATTATCTTTCACCTTTTGCTGTAAACGCAAGTGGTTCTCGTGGTGATGGTTTTAATATAGGCTCTGATGCTAATGGTAAATTAAAATTTGTTGATACCGATGACACAAATTATGAGTCTGGAAATAATCAATTACAATTAAATTCTTGGAATCATATTGCTGTAGTTAGAGATGGTAGCACAGTTCGTGTATTTCACAACGGAACACAATTGGGTACTGTATCTAATAGTGACAATTGGACAGGGACAATAATTGCTGTTGGTGCTAGGGCAGATGATTTTAGTGAAGCAATTACAGGATACATTGCAGATTGTAATTTAATAGTTGGCACAGCAAAATATGATGCCTCTGGGTATACCGTCCCAACATCTACAACATCTGCTGATGGAAATACTAAATTTCTTACATGTCAATACTCAGGAGCAGTTCGTAATGTAGGCTTCTTAGATGACTCTAAATATAATACTAGGTTTGTTCGTGCAGGTGATGTAAGCATGGGTACATTTAGCCCATTTAGTTTAGAAGATGGGTATTGGTCTGTTTATTTTGATGGAAGTGATGATGAATTAAATTTAACAAATACAGCTACAATTGGGACTGGCAATTTTACAATGGAAATGTGGGTATTCCCCCATAATAGAAGCAATTCATGTTTGATTGATTCTAGGTCAGCTAATGGAGCTACTGATGGAATTATATTTAAACTAAATAGCAGTAAGTTTCAAATATCAGGTAATGATGGCACAACAAATATCCCTTTAAATGAATGGACTCATTTAGCTGTAGTTCGTGAAGGTACAGGAACAAATGAAACTAAAATGTATATTAATGGCGCATTAGAAAAAACAATTACATTTAATTTAAATTTATCAAGTACATTTTTTGGAGTAGGTGTATTTAACGATGGCAGTAATTCAGGAGATTATAAAGGTTATATTTCAAACTTAAGAGTTGTAAATGACACAGTTTATACAGGTGCTTTTACAGTTTCTTCAGAACCTCTTACAGCTATATCAAATACAGATGTTTTAATATGTCAGTCAAATAGATTTATTGATAATTCTACAAATGGATTTGCAATCACTTTACCACAAGGTACAGCAAAAGTTTTACCATTCTCACCCTTTGCGCCGACTAGGTCATATAGTAAAGATGCGGTAGGTGGTAGCGCTTTCTTTGATGGGACTGGAGATTCTTTAACTTCAGATGGAGAGAATAATGAGTTACATCAATTTGGAACAGGAGATTTTACGGCAGAATGTTGGTATTATTGCACAAAAGACAGTCTCACAGACCAACTAATATTATCTGTTAGAGAGTCTACAGGAGGAGCCGATGAATGGGCTTTAGAATATTTTAGTACAGCTAATCAACTTGAAATACATTCAGGCACAACTCCGGGAGTATTAACAGCAACTAATGTATATCCACATCAATGGGTTCATGCAGCTTTTACTAGAGCAAGTGGCACTTCTAGATTATTTGTAAATGGAGTATTGCGTGATACTGATACAGGTAGTTTAACTTTTAATGCAGGGCATAGATTTGGAATAGGTAACGAAATTAATTTTACCGGCCCTAGCCCCTTTTTAGGGTACATTACAAATGTGCGAATTACAAAGGGAACAGCTATTTATACTTCCGCATTTACACCTCCAACTGCTCCTTTGTCAGAGGTAACAAATACCACTTATTTATTAAACTTTGCCAATGCAGGTATCATTGACCACACAATGAAAAACGACCTTGAGACAGAAGATAATACAAGAATAAGAACAGATGTTAAAAAATTTGGAACTGGAAGTATTTATTTTGATGGCACTAATGATGAAATTAAAATGGCTCATTCTCCTATACAACAACTTGAAACTGGAGAATTCACAATAGAATTTTTTGTTTATTTTAATGGTACAGGGAATCATGGATTTTTTGGTAATGGCACAGGTGGATATTATGGACAGCTATTTAGTGGTAATTTTCAATTTGCTCAAGGTGCAACTGCAAATATAAATATAGCTTGGTCATATTCAACAGGACAATGGTATCATGTTGCTCTTACTAGAGATTCTAGTAATAACACAAAATTATTTATTGATGGTACTCAACTTGGTTCAACTGCTACAAGTGATACACTTGATTATAAAAGTACAAGTGTTGCTTTAAGTATTGGAGATATTGGTGGCGGTTATGGTAGAAGATTA